CCCCCCCGCACAGCTGCAGCGTGTGTGGCGGAAAGGACGTCGGTACATGGTGTAACGGGGGAGGTAAGGGCTAGGAACTGTGCTAAGCTTTGAAGAATTGCGGCGGGGGCGGCATCTGCATCGGATGCCTAAGGCGCCTGTCCGCCGCCTTTGCAAACAATATAAGCCAACGATCGAGGAATTCGATTTCATCCTCAGCGTCGATGGCGAGTGGGCCATGGGCGACGCTCGTCATGCCGGCCACGTTTGACAGCGCCACACTGAATTCGCGGTCGCGCGGATTGATTGCATAGGGTGTTGATGAATTGTCGGACCTGAAAGACCAGAACGACACCTCACGCCAGCGGTGCTCCGGGTCCTTTGGCGTCTTACAAAACACTAAGCTGGCCGAGAATGTGTAGATCGAGGAGCTTCCGTAAGACAGCGGCTCCATTTGGCAGCGCAAAACAATCTTAGAAGCAGCCGCGACGTCCCACCCACTTTGATTTGGATCGGCCCGGTTGTCGATTCTTTCGGGCGGGTCAAACATCAGATGGGCGGGGCCAAGAACAATTGCGCGGTCCGAGCGACTAGCATTTTCAGAGCTAGACTCTATTTCGTCGAATAGCCGCTGCATAAGGCTCTTCAGGCTCTCTATTGCCTCCGTCACCATAGCTGCGCGAGCCTTCCGCGTAGCCTCAATTTCCCGCTGCTGCGCCTCTTTCGCCGCCTCCTCCTGAGAAACCCTGAGGGCGGCTTCAACCAAGAGTCCACGCGCCCCGCTCTGCGTGGCCCGCACGTTGGTGATAACTCGCAAACAACGGTCCAGGTTGGGGCGCACCTCCTGAACTTTGCGCAACATAGCGTTTACAAGGCTGGCAAGGCGGGGTTCAACGCCCTTTAGGTCCGGCGGCGGGGAGTGGAGGTGCGCGTTCCTGACGCTATCGACGTCGCCGCGGAACGGCGGGTGACCGTTCAGTATCGCATGAATGATGCAGCCGAGAGCGTAGACGTCTGTGGCCGAAGTCGGCCGCAGTCCCATCCACTGCTCAGGCGCGGCATATGACGGAGTGAGCGCTGATCGTAGCGTTTCTAGCGAGGTGCTATCTTCAACAAACTTTGCGATGCCAAAATCGGCAATCTTCCAACGGTCTTCATGCAGAAGAACGTTGCCTGGCTTTAAGTCGCGGTGCACGATATCGCCGACTTCTTGAAGGCCCGCGACGATATCGAGCACAATCTCTTGCGCAGACGCCCAATCTAGAGGTCCTTCACGCTTGAGCTTGTCGTGTAGACTCTCTTCGCATATTGGCATTACCAAAAAATATCGGTCGCTATCCGGATCCTGCCCGTAGTCGAGTATAGGAACGACATGATCGAGCGGCTTCGATGCTAGTACCTTGCCAATGCTTAACTCCCGGTGAGCCGCAGCCTCAGCGCTAATATTGAGACGCTTGATCGCCACGGGGCCGTCCGGACCGATGCCGCGAAAGACCTCTCCAAACCCGCCTTTCGCCCCAAGCCGGGCGCTTTCGTCAAGTCGCCAAACTGCCCGCTCAAGCCTAATTTCCAAGGTCAGCTCCAGACTACCATTTCGCCCGCGAACATATTGAGTGCCTGACTATCACCTCCATCCGAATCAAGAACAAGCTAAGCCACTCCGTTATCAGACGAAGAATTTGAAAAGCACTCTTAGCGGAATTCCAATAGCTCACCCCACTCCGGGCGGCTTCCAGCCCGGCGGGGGACCGTCGCGCCAGAGGCGCACCCAGCGGATTGCCGCTTCGCAAAGGCTCATTCCGGTGAGGCCCAGCGCGAAGCCGACCATCCCCTCGAGCGAGCCCACCGGAAAGTCCGGCGAGGCCAGCCAGCGCGTGGCGAAATGGGCGCCGAGCGGCGTGCCATAGCCGGCAACGGCCGTGCCGACGATGGCGGTCGCGATGTGTCGGGCCAGCGAGCCGCCGGGCTTGGTGAGCGAGCGCGCGAGCCCGCCGACGGCACCAGCGAGGAGGTGGTGGATCTTGAGCCCGAGCAGGCTGAGTAGCTCGGCCGAGCCCGGCGGTGGATCGGGCGGAGTGAAGCCGGCCATCAGCGCCCCCAGCGTGCGGAAATGGTGCTCGCCACCTTTTCGACGGTGCGGCCGCCGACATAGGTGGTGACGATGGCGCCGGCCCATTCGGCCGCCGCGCCGGTGAGCGGGTCGGTGCTGCCCCAGCCGAGAACCTTGTCCCACACGATCACCTTCCAGAAGAAGATGATGACAGGCAGCGCCAGCAGCGGCCGGATCGCCGCCGTGTACCAGCGGCCTTGCTCGGCAATGAGGATGTCGCGCCCGGATTGCTGTGCGGCCACCTCGGCGCGGATCGCCTCGATTGTCACTTCCTTGCGGACTTTCTCCCGCTCGGTCTGTGCATCGGCGCGCCGGTCGAGTGTGTCGAGGATCCTGCCGACCGTGCCGCCGGAAAGGAACGACAGCAGCCAGGCGCCCACCTTGAACAGCATGGCTTAGGCTCCCGTATCGCGGCCGAGCTTCACTGCCCGCACCGTCTGGTCGACGGCCGCGCGTGTGCGAAGCCACATGAGAATTGAAAGAGCGAGCACCGCGCCGAAGAACAGCCACGGCGCCATCGCCGTGATGTCCGCCTTGAAAGGCGAGAGCGTCGAGAGCGCGTCGCCGGATCGTTCCCAGGCGCCGAAAATCACGGCGCCGCCCGCCGCAGCGACAGCCTGCACCTTGGCCCAGAAGCCGCCCTTGAGCGCCGCCTGCGCCGCTGCGGGCAGCCGGCCGGTCTCGGCCAGGCTCTTGGCCGTGGCATTCTCGCGTTCGGCCGACAGCTGGCGGGTCGGCACGCCATGGGCGACAATGAAGGCACGCGTTTCTGTGTTCATCTCGCCGGTAGCGGGCAGGGCGTTGTCGGTCTGGAAGGCGAAGATCGCCGCACGGGTGCGGGTGCCCATCTTGCCGTCGACGAAGCCGACCTCGGTGTAAAGGGCGTCCTGCAGTTGTTGCTGCAACGCGCGGACCTCGTAATCCGTCATCTTCGGCGCCGCAGGCGGCGGAGCGGGGGACGGCGGAGCCGGAACATAGAAGTCGCGCAGATCCTCCCGCGCCTTGGCCGGACGCGCGGCAGGCTCCACGGAGGCCGAGGCCAGCGCCGCCGTTAAGGCGGCGCGAGCATCAACACGGCAGCCGCTCTTCCAGTCCGGCGTCATCTTCGCCGTGAGACGGGTGTACTCGGTGATGGTGCCGTCGTTCGACCACTTGCCATCGAAGAAGAGATCGCGCTCCTTCTCGCGGCGCGGGATGATCTCGGGCGGCTTACGCCAATCCATGAAGGCCTTGCGCGCGCCGGCGACGTCACCGGCCAGCCACTTCTTAACCCAGCCTGCGCGGCCAATGGCGCCGGCGTTGTAGTGGAAAGAGAGGGCGGCGGTGAACTGCGCCGATGTCAGCAACCGCCCACCGAACGCCTTGCGCACGGCCGGCGCGTATTTGGTTTCGAGCAGCCAGGCGAAAACAGCGAGGCAGTGCTCCAGCGTCTGTGGCTTGCCAATATAGCGATCGACATCATGTCCGCTCTTGCTCGTCACGCCGATCGACCAGGTCGGGATGCCCTTGCTGTCTTTATAGGTCTGGCGCACCAACCCCTCATGTGACGCGACTTCCAGCGCCACATCGACATCGACGTGGTTCATGGTCTTTCTCCACGGTGGGAATGAAAAAGGCCGCCCAGAAGGGCGGCCTTGTGAGGCGGTTAGTGGCGGCTCGCCGGTCGTGGCGGCGCCTCGGTGCCGGCAGCGTCAGCGATATGCTCGGCGAGCGCCAGGACGAGCATGGAGGCCAGATAGGCCGCCAGCCGAAGGTCAGGATCGTCGCGCAGTGTATCGTGAAGGCGCTGCGCCTCGTGGCGCAGCATGAGCAGAGCGTCGATGTGTGGCATGTCCATTCCCCCCTTGGGTTGCAAGGGGAACACGATCACACGTTGCGACGGTGTCTGATTACGTTCCGTAACTGGGCAGCCAAGACGGCGTCAGGATTTCGGCGCCATCACCGGCGCTCCGATGAGGTAGGGTCGGCCAGCGAACATCGGCCCAATGCCCAACGTCTCGAGATCCTCCACGGTGGTGATCGTAAACAGAATATCCCCTGTCTCCGCCGACGCGACCAGCACGCAGGCCTCACCCTCAAGGGCTGGATCGCGCTCGGCGCGGGCAACCCAGATATACCAGCCGGGCAGGTGGTCGCGGATCTCGCGCTCATAGGCGCTGCCCATGCCGTCATCCACGGTCTCGGTGCCCGTGATGCGATAGGCTTTGACGTCCGGAAGAACGTAGGTCGTGTCCCACAGGCGCACGCCCGGCTCGATGCCTTCGAGGGTGTGGGTCGGCAGCGCCGCCATCGCGGCCACCTCGTCGGGATAGCGCAGAAGATAATCGATCATGACAAGAGCCCCTGCAAGGTCGCGTCTGAGTGGGGCGTGCCGCGCCAGACGGCGATGCTCTCTACTGCGTCTCCCCAGGCGTAGGGTCCCAGCAGGCCGCCTATGTCGAGGAATGTTGAGCCGGCCGGCATTGCCGTGCCTGCGCGCGTGGCGATGCCTCCGCCGTTGATGCACATCCGGTAATCGCCTGTCGTTGCCGAGGAGATCGCGACGCGGGCGGGCGCGCCGCCGGCGACGACTTGATAATGCGTTGTGGCGAATGGCGCCGGGGTCCCTCCTGAGCCGATGCCTAGCGCCGACGCCGCATAGGCGAATGCGCTCAGCCTGGTGGCGAGACTTGGCACACCAAACGAAAACAGATTCGAGCTGGAGGGGTTGATCCATCGGGGCATCCGGCCCTTAGCCGCGATGGTGATGCCCTCCTCGCCGGCATCGAAAGGCAGCGTTAGCGTGAGCCGGTCCGCCGCTCTCGCCCCGCCTGGAATGAAAGACGTCGGCCAGCCGCCGGCTTCCAGCTGCGGCATCGAGAAATCAATGACCATGCCAACGAGATTGTGCTGCGTCCCGGCACCCAGCTGGAACGAGGCCGCCTGCGTAGTCGCGCTCACCGCCTGCATCACAAAGCGCCCGGTCGTCAGAGCGCTGGCGGCGCCGCCAGCCGGGTTCGCCGGGCATGCGGGATAGGTGAGCGTGACGCCCGCCGTGCCGCAGAAGAGAGCATGCGCCGCGGCGAGGGCGCTCACTACTCTCTCCGCCTCGACGCTGAAGGTGTAGGTGACTCCTGCCGCAAGGGTCACTGCCTGGTGTAGGCGGGGCCGGTTTCCCTCGGCCGTGAACCGGCGCGCCGAGACGTTCGGTCCGAATTTCGACGGCACGATCGACACGCCTTCGGGGCTGTAGGAGCCCCACGACGTCGGGGTTGTTGGCCCGCTCCAGATGGGATTTGCGAGTGCGTTCGTCCGGGCCGCCTCGGCCAAAAAGCCGAGCGGCGCCAAGGTCTCCTTGTCATAGGTGAAGCGCGGCTGGCCGCTCGCCGCAAACTGGATCTGGCCGGCTGCATCAATGTAAGAGGCGACCGAGGCGCGGGCGAAGGTCAGCTCCGGCAGACCAGCCGCTGGGCCAAGATACTCAGCACCGGAGATGGTCGAGAGCGCGCGCCGCTGATCGGAGAAATCGAGAGCGATGCCCGGCTGACCTCGCAGCATTTCAGCGACGGGTAGCGCGAGGGCCGGCTTACCGAGGCCGTTGTAATTGATCGACGGCATATCAGGACCTCCCGTCCAGCTGCAGGAGCATCAGCCACGGCCCGGTGAGCGTGCCGCCCACGCGATAGGCCGAGACATTGTCGCCGGGCGCGAGGACGAGGGTCAGGCCGGTGATAATCGTCGGCGCCGCGCTGGAGAGCGCAAAGGGGCCGGCGAAGGGCAGACCGTTCTTCTCGATATAGAGGCTCACGCCAACCGCTGCGCCCGCGAGCATTTCCACGCGAAGGCGCGTGAAGGTCGCTGCGCCGTGGTAGTCTCGCGTGGCCCACCATCCTCCTGGCTCGATGTCTGTTGCATCGCTCACCGCCAGCACCAGCGGCTCGCCGGGCGCGCCCGGAAGGCCCTGTACGCCGGCCGGGATCGAGAACTGCAGGTTGGCCGCGTTCGGCGAACCCTCATTCACCACGGTCGCCGGCTGGCCGGGAGCAAGAGTGATAGTTCCGGCGACCGCAAGCGTCGCGGCGACGCCGGGAGCACCCTGGTCACCGGCGGGGATAGAGAAGCGCAGCTTCGGCCCTTCCGGCGTGCTGCTCGGGTCGAGCGTTACCGTGGCGGGCTGGCCGGGCGGGAGTGTGGTGGTGGAGAACACCGAGATGTCAGGTGTCAGGCCGACGCCGCCTCGGATGTCCGTCGCCTCGGCAATATCGTCCACCAGCCCTTCCCGGCTGAGATATTGCCCCGCAGGCAGCTTGTCGCCGCCGCCTCCGGTCCAGTCGGCAACCTGCAGCACGATGGCTTCGCCGCGCGCGGCAGCGGCGAATAGGGGCGCCCATCCGCGCGGACCCTGGAGGCTAGGCCCGCGCAAGGTCACGGTCGAGCGCACGAACTCGCCCGGCCCGTAAAGCCGGACGTGGCCGGCAGCGATCTTGTCGCGACGACCTTCGAAGCGCCGGAAGACATCGAAATAGCCCGGCTCAGCCCGGCGGAAGTTCATCCATTCAGCGGGGCCATAAGTCATCGCGACCCGGTGCGGAGGCTCCACCGCAAGCGCAGTCGCCTCACCCGAAACGAGCAGAAGAGGGGGGTCGTCCGGGCGCCCGCGCAGCTCGATCTCGACGACAGAACCCGTGAGGTCATAGTCCGGGAAGTCGAGCCAGGTGATCGCAGCCTCCGCCCCCATGCAGAGGGGGAGGACAGGGGGGCATGCAGCGGCCATAGCGATGCCTCAAGGATCCAGGAAAGAGGGGGAGGTTGCCCGCTCAGAGCCGCGTGGATGCCGCGATGAAAAGTGCGTCGATCGCTTCGGCGGACAGGCCGAGCTCATCAGCCAGCGCGTTCAGATAGGCGTTGTTGCGCTCGAAGGTCAGCGCATTGTCCCACCACAGGCGCAGCACCGGGTAGGAATGCGCGGCGATGGCGGCTTCCACAGCCGCCAGCAGCCCGGCTTCGTGCAGTGCCACCTTGGCCCGCGCTCGGGTGATCTGTGTCGGCACTGCGGGCGGCGGCGCGGGCCGAAGAGTGATCACGGTCATTCCCCACTCTCCTGAGCGGTGCGCGAGGCCCAGAACGCCACCGCGCCGAGGCCGAAGCCATCCGGGGCCGAAAAGTCCGCCGTCCAAAGAGCCCGCATCGAGCGATCGGCGGGAATGTCGGCCGCACCGACAATACGAAAGGGCACACCGGCCGGCGTGTCCTTGGCGGCGATGTCGTCGATGGAAAGGCCGGCACCAGGCGCGGGGATGATGACCGCGACGCCACCGTCGAGCGGGTAGATGATGCGAAGATCCATGCTGCACCTCAGTGGAAGACGGCGACGCAGGCGCGGGCGAGATCGTTCTTCACCACCACGCCATTGGGCGAGCCGACTGCGAACAGCCGAACGCTGGCCGTGGTCGGTGGCGACGACGTGTTGGTCACCATCGACTGCACGGAGCCGCCATCGCCGTTGCCGCCGGCGAATACGGCGTAGTCGGCCGTCGGCAGCGGCGACGCGAAATTGACGGTGTAGTCGCCCGTGCCGTTGTCGGTGATGCTCGAAACGTTGTGAGCCCGGGTGATCGCAACGGTGCCCGTGCCGTTGAACCGCACCCAAGCCTTGGCAGCAGCCCTGTGTGCGCCGATGGCATCGGCTGTCCGCGCCGGCGTCATGGCGGTGGTGTCGTCAAGGCCTGCGGCGGCCTGAGCACTGGAAGACTTCGGCACCGTGATACTGCGATTGGCGGTCAGGTCACCGCCCCCGGCGGCGAGCCCGCCCCCGGTGATCGTGCGCGAAGTGGGCACAGCGACTGTCCCACCGGCTCCGCGAAAATCGACGGCCGCGGCCGCTGTCGCGACAATTCCGGTAGGGCCGACATAGCCTAGCCCACCCGCCGGCGGATCGCCGGAGCCGCCGAGCCAGCCGATGATGCGCATCACAATACGCTCGCCGTCGGCCTCCGCGGCGATCGCCGGCGCCCAACCATAGCCTTGCGGCCCGCCCGGACCGCGCAGCGGCTGCCAGGGGCCCCATTCGCCATCCGGCAGGCGGAAATGCAGGGAGAAGCCGTCGGCACCGCCCCACTCATGAGCCGGCACCGGTCCCCGGGGTCCAGGGCTGCCGATAAGCCCGCCGCCCTCGACCTCGATCGTGTACTCTTCGCTCACCGCGTAACTCCCTGCTCGACCGTGAAGGTGCCGCGATACAGGCGCTTGCGTTCGGCATCAGGCGGGGTGATGACCAGATCGTGCACATAGGTCTGCGCCGGAAGCTGCGCGAGCTTCGCGGCCGCGAACACGACCTGGAACTGCCCGGCCGCCGCGTCGATGACCACGAAGTCGCCGGCCGCGCTGGAGAATTCCACTTCGACGACGCGACTGGCAGCCTCCCGCCGCACATGCATGCGGAACTGCCACCCGGTGATGTTCACCGGGCTTCCGGCGGCATCCTTCACCGCGAAGCGCCGGCCGCTGGCGGCGTTGTTCGTCACCGCAAAATCCATACCCGCCATGGATCACGCCCCCCCAGGCAGCGGCCCGGTGCTGATGACGTAGGGATAGGCGATGTTGGCCGGCCGGGTCTCGGTGTCGCCCGACACCACGGCCTCAACATCCATCTCGAAGCCGGAATCTATCGTGTCCATCCCGGCCGCGGTTCGCTTCTCTCCGGCCTTGGAGAGCCGGGCGAAACCGACCTGCGAGGGATGGCTGGGCGCCGGAGATTCGATGCCGCGCCCGGTGAAGGTCGGCGACGTCTCGCCGCTGTTGAGCACCATCTCGGGCGAGGTCGTCTTCGGCCGCGCCGTGGCGTAGTCCTGCCAGGATCCGAGGGTCCGCCCTGCCGCCAGGCCGCGCAGAAAAGCCCCGCCGAGGTTCGGCACGCGGAAGGTCGTGGCCCCGTCTCCCGCCGAATACATGCCCTGATAGGCGTTGGCGGGGTTCAGCCATTGCGCATCGGTCACGAGCATAGCGCTCGTGAGCGCGTGCGCCCACAGGGCGGGATAATCCGCGCGCAACCGCAGGCCTCCGTCGGCGAGCAATGTGTTTGCTGGCGCGACCAGCCCGGTGAAAGGCCAGATCAGCCCCGCCGGCAGCACGGCCGGCGAGAGCTCGGGAGCCGACGCATTGGCCAAGGCAATCGCGCGGATCGCCTTGTAGAGCATCTGGTCGTCGGCGTTGTCCTCCGGGATCGCAGCGGCCCGTATCACCACCCGGATCTGCGCCACCAGCTTGTTCAGGAAGCGCGCGGCAATCCAGGTGCCATCGCGGCGCGAGGGATCGGTACAGTCGCCGAACCAGGTGTCGTCGGTCCCGTAGTCGCCCGCCGGCTCTTCCGGGCGGGTCGGGCGGGCGAGGGTGCCCAGGCTGCCGTTGAAAAGCGAGCCGGGACCAAGAAGATCCGTCATGCCACTACCTCATAGATCGGCTCGACATGAGCCTGAATGACCCGCCCGAGCAGGCAGAACAGCGCTGAAAGGTCTGGTTCGCAGGCCAGGTATCCGCCGGCCTGCAGGCATCCGGCCTGCGAGGCCGGGTCGAAGCTGCCGTGAAAGGCGGGGGAGGCGGAGAGCACCACGACGATGCGGATGCTGGCGCCGCCCGGCCCGCCCGTCTGGTCGCCGCCGGCAAAGGCGCCGCCGGCCTGCGCGCCGCAGAACCCGTTGGGGATACAGGCTACCGACCAGCCCGCTCGCGCCGCGACAGCGACGATATCGGCGCAACGCGAGCGCTCGCCGCCGCGCACCTTGGCGCAGATCTCCCCATAGGGGTCGCAGGGGTCGGGCAGGCCGTAGTCGGCCAGCCATTCCGGCCGCGTCTCCACCATGCTGGCGCAGAAGGCCTCCTCCATCGCCGCGCAGATGCGGGCGTTCATGAAGGCGAAGAGGTGCGCGAGCGCGCGCCAGAACCGCCAGCGCACACCGCCGGGCCGCGTGTCCCACGCCCGCCCGCGCGGCTGCAGCGCCATCAGCACCCCATGGCACTGGTCGAGATCGGGGCAGATGTCTGGTGCCGCACCGGTGCCGCAGGTCATCGCCGCCACCCTCGCTTACGCCTCGAAATAAAGGGAGCCGAGCACCGGCACGGCGCCGGTCGGCACCACCAGGTCGGTGCCGGGCGCGGTGAGGCTGTGCCGCTCTTCGCCGGTGGCGTTCGCGACCGCCTGCCACGCCCATGACCTTGACCATATCTGCGGCGTGGCGAGGAAGGGCTGACCGGACAGCGTTTCGGCACCGCCGCTCACACGGGCCAGCCGCCGGAAGGTGTCGGCGAGTTCGGCCTCGACGGCGGCACGCACCACGCCCGTGTCGGGCGAAAGCCCGGCGACGCGGATGTCGATGGGAAAGGGCCATGCCGCCGCCACCTCCACCTCGCACCCGGCCGGCACCTCGGCGGCCAGCGCCAGCCGCACCGGATCGAGATCCTCGGGGCGCGGAATGCCGTTCGGCCGCCGGTCGTCGAAGAGCGGAAACACCCGCACCGTGCCGCGGCCAGCCCAGCGCGGCTCGACATAGACGCGCGTCACCCCCGGCACAGACGACGCCCAGGTGACGTAGTCCGCCGGCGCGCCGCCGCGCGGGGGAAAGCGTTTGCGGAACAGGATGCGGGCGCGCAGCGCCTCGAGGTCCTCGACATCGGCGCCGCCGGCCAGCCCGTCGGGCCCAACCTCGGCCGAGGCCGAGCCGGTGACGCCGGAAAGGGCGGTCAGCGCCGTGCCTGCCAGGCTGCTGCCGGCAAGCCCGTCCGCCACCGCCACCACGGGAATGTCGAGCGTCGCCGCACCGAGTGTGGCGCCGCCGGCAAGCGCGCGAAACCGCCGGCCGTCAGAGCGCTCGAAGATCGCTCCCGCAAGGACCGACACCGGCCCGACCGTGATCAGCCGGGCCGTGCCGCCCGCGGCCGCTGCGGGGCGGCGGGACAGGCCCATGTCCTCGGCATGCCGCACGAGCCAGGCCTCGCTGGTTGCGGTCGAGGCGAAGAGCTGCTCCATGCCCCAGGCGAGCTTGCCGAACACCTCGTGGATGGCTCCGGCCACCACCTTGGCGGTCGGCGTGACATTGTTCGGCCAGATCCACGCATCGGAGCCGGGAAGCTCGGCGCGAAAGCCGGCGCGGGCCCGGGCGATCAGCTCGGGGAGGGTCGGGATGGAAAGTGCCATTTAATCCCCGCTCAGCGGTCGGCAGCCTGCCGCCAATAGATGTCGAAGCGCCGGTCGAAAGTGTGGGAGCCATCTCGCCCATAGAGCGCCACGGTCAGTTCCAGCCGGCCTTCGGCCTCGACGGCGGCGGCGGATAGCTCGATCCGCGCGACTGCCTGTTGGCGCAGCAGCGGATCGAGTGCCTCTCGTGCATAGATTTCCGCTGCGCGGGCGGTGCGATAGGTGAGGGGCGACCGTTCCAGCAGCCACAGATGCGAGCCGAGGTCGGTCTCGCCGTCATCGGCGCGCAGGTCGATGCCGTCTCCCCACCAGCCGCGCGGATCGCCATCGTCGAGGCGTGGCGGCAGGCCGCCAGGTCCACCGGTCGCGGTCTGCGCCTCCGGCGGCGCGCGCCGATCCGTGAACAGCGCCAGCACCACGGCTGTTTCAAGCGCCCTCTCGGCGGCGAGCCCCCCGGAATTCAGCGGCGCGCCGGGGCCGGCGAGGCTCCAATCGGCCGCGCCCTCGGCGGGCTGCCAGAGGCTGTCCCACAGCAGCAAGGGCTGCTCACTGCAGCCCTCGGCCACGCGCATGCGCACATCCATCGCTCACCTCGTGACCGTCAGAGGACGGCGAAAACCTTGGAAGATGGCCCCGCGACGGTGACGACCGGCACGCCGCCAGCGGCACCGAGATCGACGCGGGGCGCCGTCACCGTCACGCGCGCCGTGGATGTGATGGTGATGTCGGCTTCGCCAACGATATCGAGCTTCGCCGCGACAACCCGGATGTTCTTCTCCACCAGCGAGACGATCGCACCGGAGGCGTCGTAGATCGCCGTCGCGCCTGCCGCGAGGCCGGCGGGCCGGGTGCCAGCCTGCTCGCCGCCGAGAAAGAGCGCCCGATCAGAGCGCCCGCCCAGCGACAGGAGCAGCCCCTCGGAGCCCGAGGGCGGCACCGAGGTAAAGCCGTGGGGCTGCGGCCGGTGCACGCGCTCGAAGGCTTCGGATTTCAGCCCGCGCGCGCCGACCATTTGCTGCGTGCCGGCATCGTCCACCGATACCAGCGTCGCCCGGCGCAGCATGCCGCGCTGCCCGTCATAATAGCCGGTCATTGCTCGGCTCCCGCGCCGGACTGCCAGCCGGCGCCGGACTTGCCGCCCTTGCTGGCCTTGGCGCCATAGGCCTTCGGGTCGACCAGCGTGAGGGCGGAGAGCGAGCCGTCGCGCTCCGATTGCGTCCAGGTGACGGACTCCAGCAACATGTCTTGGTGCACGGCCAGCGACGGGCTCTCCACATAGACCAGCCGGCCCGGCTCCCAGACCGTGCCACCCTCGTCGCGAAAGCCCTGCACGGTGACATTGCAACGCAGCGAGGCGCCGGATTGGCGGTCGCGCCGGTTCTTCGCCCTTCGGTCGGCGCGGCTGTCGTCGATATCCTCTTCCATCACGATGATCAGCGGCCGGTGCCGATCGACCGAAGGGTCGTTCGCCGCCCGCTCGATCTCCAGCGCGGAAGGCCCGTGCCCGTCCGGCCGCTGTCCGCGCACCACATAGCGGGAATAACGGTTCGACCAGTTGTGGTCGGCGTCGGCCTGAAGAATGTTGCGGCCCTCGATCAGCGCGCCGGCGTGCCGTTGCCGCCCGCCGCGTGTGATGAGGATGCCGCCATCTGCCTGGCCGCACAGGGTGAGCCCCTGCGAGCGACACAGGCGCTCGACGGCGGCGAAAGCGGTCTCGCCGGGCACCAGCCGCGCAACAGGGATCCTCTCCAGCTTCTCGTCACTTCGGACACCGATGCCGAACTTGTCCAGCTCGTCGGCGATATCGATCACGGTGCGGTTCCGCCACTCGCCGGTCGGGTGCTCGGCGGACGAATCGACGAAGTCCGCCGACTTCGACCGCCCCTCGATGAGGGCGGAACGCTCGCGCGCGCCGAGCCGCGGATTGTAGCGGTCGACATAGCCTTCGAGCACAGGCGAACCTGAGAGGGCGATCGCCACCTTTTTGCCGGCACCGAAGGTCCATCGCGTGACGCCCGGCCCGCCCTCGTGCACGCATTCAAGGCTGAAAGAGCGGGCCGCCTCGTTCATCGCCGCCCGCACCTCGACCCGTTTCCACGAAACATAGGCGGAGCCCCCGGCGCTGACCGAGACGGTTTCGGCTCCCATGGTCGTCGCTCCGTCAGGATATCAGCGCCTCGAAGCGCGCAGGTATGAAGCTCGGATGCGGGACGCCGTTCCGGGCGACGATCTCCGCAGCCCGCGCCGGATCGCCATACAGCCGCCAGGCCCACCAGAGCGAGGGCATGGAGCGCGGCGCCTCGACGATGGCCACCGGGGCAAGATCGGTTATCAGGCGGGTGAGATAATCGCAGGTCACGCCGCGCAGGTTGGCAAGCGCCACATAGAGATCCGCCGTGGCGGCACCGATGCACAACGACATCTCGGCCGCGAAGATCTCGGCCACATCCGCCCGCGCCGACACACCATCGGGCCGCGAGGCATAGCTCATACGGCACACGCTTTCCGCATAAGCGGCGAGAGCTGCAAGCCGGGCGGCCTGCGCGACGGCGGACACTGCGTCGAGCGTGACCCGCGTCGTCGGCGTGCGCGCAAGGCCGGATGGTTCGACCGGAACGGCGGCTAGATCGGCCATCGCGCGGACGGCAGCTCGCTGCTCCATCCCCTCGGCAAGGCTCGACGTCGCCGCAAAGAGACGGTCCACTGTGTCCGGCGCCGCGCCGTACCCTCGCGACAGCAGCACGGGGGCGTCGGCGTCGAGGCTTGTGACCGCGTCGCGGACCTTTGCCGAGACTGCCGGATCGACGGTTTCCATCAGCCGCACCGCCTCGATGCCGGCGGCCGCGTCACGCAGCCTGGCGACGGTCGCGTCCGCCACCCTTTCGGGCCGGCCGGCGATATCGGCCTGCCGGGTGAAGGCCCTGCGGGACGGTTCCAGCAGAGCGGCCGCCGTACCGTAGACAAGACTGGCCGCCGAGCCGACCGTGGCGAGGCCGAGCGCTGCCCCCTCGCGCATGAAGGAGAGCCGCACGCCGACATAGCCATGCCGGTCGCCCTCGCGGCGCGGCTCCACCGACAGGCAGCGCACATGGCGCGGACCGATCAGCGGCAGCACCAGCATGCCGGGGTCCGGCCGGGTGCAGGTCGCGACGAGCGCGAGATAGGCGGCGTCGGTCCGGTCGCCATGGATATAGGCGTCGACCTCATAGGAGCGCGCTGCCTCGCCCATATCCTCGAGGAAGGGCTCATCGCGCATGGGGAATTCATGCACGACGACGCGGCGCCCACCCACCTCGCGATCTTCCTCGACCTCGAAAGGCACGCCCCGGAATGAGGCCGGCAGCAGGTCGGCGAGCCAGTCGCGGCACGTAGCCATGGGCAATCTCCCAAGCGGGTAGGGTCAGGGCTGCTGTGCCGGCGTCATCCAGGTCTCCGCCATGGACACGCCGGTCGAGGCCTTTAAAGGACCCGTAGTGCGCGCCGTTGCAGACTGCACCCGCGAGATCAGGTCGGGTGAGGCATCGACGCGGACATTGACCGTGACGTCAGCCGAACCCTTTAGCTCTGCGGTGACCGGGCCCTCCACCGTCGCCGTGAGGTCGCCGAGCAGGGAGCGGATATCCGGAGCGGCGCCCCGGCGAGGATCTCGCGGGGGGCTCGGCACGCTGCCAATATCCTGCGGCGTGGAGGCGTCTTGGAGCCAGGCCGGCGGCGCCTGCGGGTACCCGCGATCGACGGCATTCCAATAGGCGCGCGCCTCAGCCTGCGACCGATCGGCCAGTAGACGTTGATAGTCGGCCTGCGCCTGTGCCTGGCCACGCTCGGCCTCACCAGGCACATAGGGGAACAGCCGGTTTTCGCGCGCCTCGCCGGCCTCGTTGAAAAGCCGCTCCGCCCTTGCGATATCGCGATCCGTGACTTTCAAGGCGTTGGTGTCGTTGCCGAACTGGATGTCGCTGGCCCGTTTCTGCCGATAGTCGGGGTCGGTGGCGAGGCGCACCGCGTCGGTGATGACCTCGGTCGCGCCTTCCATCACGGAGGTGGCGCCGGCTGCATCGGCGCCAGTGCCGATTGCCTTCCAGAGGTTGCCCCAGGCATTGGTCAGGCGGTCAATGGCCGCCTGCTGGTCAGCAAGCACCCGATTGAGATTCTCCTGCGTCGCGCCCGGTGACGCATTGATGCTCGCGAGGTACTTTTCGTACTCATCGCGCAGCGTGATCATCGCCGAAATGGCCCGGCGCGCTTCCTTGTCCGTGAAAATCGAGCCCAGCAGCATGTTGCGCTGCGTCTCGTCCATGCCGCGCGTCATGCGGGCAAGAACGTCGAGCACGGCCTCGAACTGATCCTTGCCGTCGCGCGCCGCCTTGCTCAGCACCTTGCCGATGTCGACACCGCGCTTCTTGAAGGCGTTCGCCACCGTCGGCGAGAGGAGTTTTTCGAAGGCATCGCCGACCGCGGTCGCCGCCTCGCCGGATGTACCCGACACTTGCCGCACCACCTGCAGCATGGCCACGATCTTCTTGGTTCCTTCCAGCCCCTCATAGCCGAGCTTGGCGGCCGAAGCCGCCAGCGAGGGCAGGTACTGCGCCATGTCCTTGAGCTCGAACTGGCCGAGCTGGCCGCCCACCACCAACGCATCGAACGCCGCCTGCATCTGGTCGGCGGGCAGCTTGAGAGATGTCGCGAGCGCAGCCGCCGAGGCCGCCATGTCCTGGGTCGCGGCACCCGTCGCCTGCGCCGTGCGCAGCACCGCCGGCAGGAAGGCCATCGCTTCGGGAAGCGACTTGCCCGTCGCCACCAGCGCGTCGAGGCCGGCAACCGCCTCGTCGAAGGGGAGGGCGATATCCTGCGCCATCTGCGATAGCCGGGCCGTCGCCGTCTTGGTCTCGGCATCCGTCGCGCCGGCGGCGAGGCCGACGCGTGTCATGGTCCGCTCCAGCGCGGCATAGTCCTTGATGCCGCTGATGACTGCGGCACCGGCAGCCGCGGCACCAATGCCGGCCCCAAGCATGGCACCGCCGAACGCCAGCGCCGATCGGGTCGCGCGGTCCACGACCGCGCCGGTCCGGCCGGCCTGCTCAAGCATCCGGGAATTGCGCGCGACCTTGGCGAAAACCGGGCTCGCCTTGTCCGTCGCCGAGATGACGGCGCGGGCCTCGATCGTGCGGGCCATGGGGCAACCTAACGCTGGCGGGCGGGATACTGGCGACGGAAGGCGAGGCCGCGGCCCACCCAGCCGAGCAGATCGGGGAGCGGAAGCGGCGCGACGTCCTGCAGCCGCCAACCGAAGTGGAAGATCAGGATGTCGGCGGCGAGGTCGAGTTGGCCGCCGACGCCGCCGTGAAAAAACCCTTCACGGCGTCCCGAAGCGCGAGAGAGTCCGGGAGCGAGCACTGCACCAGCAGCGGCGGGGCGACATTGGCCAGACGCTCCACATAGCCGCGGATGGCCGCCATGTCGTCCTGCGGAAAGCCGACCTGAGGCGTCACGATGATCGCCGTGGGATCGCCGAGCTCCATGAAATCCCTGTAGCCGGGGGGCTTGAGTGTGATCGACGAGATGTCGCCCTCATGGCCCTTGATCGGTCTGACCAGCGGCACCGTCTTGGAGCCGTCGGGATTGTCGATGATGCGGGTGGCCATATTGCGCAACTCTCCAATCGCTCTCAACGTGAGCGGGTACAGGCTGGGGAATGCCGATGTTCAGAAATTTCATTCAGGTCGCCATCGCGACCATCGCGCTCCTGGCGCCGGCGGCTGCCGTCGAGCCAGTGATCATTCGCAACGACACGCCATGGTCGAATGAGACGGTACTGCGCGCCGTCGCCATGTTCAGCGTCGCCTGCAAGCCCCTCGGCGGCGCCATGTGGGACGAGCTCGAGAGCATTGAGGTGGAAGCGCTTCCCGAGTTCGCCGAATTCCGAAAGGACAGGGGCTGGAAGTACACGATCTTCGTCCGCGCCAAGGTGCCGGACAGCCCATCGCTGATACCTGCTTCCCGCGCTGACATCGGGGTGATAGCGGGACACACGCTTCACTACGACATTGGCGGAGGCAAATCGCCAGGGTTCTTCTCGACCAAGCGAGCGTCGAACTATCTCTGTGGCATCAAGAACTACGACACAGGGGACAGTTTGTTCGTCTCTGTGCCGGGTCTGAAGTTCCTGAAATAGGGATGCCGACTGCAGGTATGTGCCGATACGCAGATTGGCCTCCGCTACGGGTTCCGCTACCTTTCGTTGCGGAATCAGGAGACGCCTATGAGCATCGTGGTGGCCATTTGCGGTATTTTACTGCTGATCGAGGGCGGCGCGACTGTGGTGAAGGCGTCCACAGCGATGCATCAGATTTCGGGAGTTGTGAGCCTTGCCGGCGGTGTGACGGCCATCGGCCTCGCCGCGGTGATCTGGCAGCTTTCGGCAATTCGTCGGCATCTTGCGAAAGCTACCGATCCGGAAGTGAGCCTGGATGACTTCAGCAGCCGCGCGCGCGAGCCTCAGATCCGCTGATAGGCCTGGCCGGCGAAGCTCACGCCGGTGACCTCGCCCGTGGTGAGGTTCTGGCGCGGCCGACCGACGAGGCGGCACGCCGTGAAAAGGTGCGTCCGGTCGTTGTCTTCCTCTTCGATGGAGACATTGATCTTGCACTTCTTCGTCAGGGCGGCCCAGTCGACATCGCAATTGTTGCGGAACGTCACCTCCGCTCCCGGCAGGCGGGGGCGCACGATGAAGGCGGCGCTGCCGTCCTGATTGGCCTGCGCCTCGACCTCGCGGTCCGTCACGTCGAGGATGACATCCGCGTCGGTCGGCGAGAGGCGAACGCCGTCGACCTCGAAATAGACGCGGCCGCCGAAGGAATTACAGCAATTCGAGGCCATGACGGCTCCTCGTCAGTCCATGGGTGGAGAGGGGGGCGTAGTACCGGGATCAGTAATCCCGATACTGAAGGAAGGTGGTGACGTTCGCCGCGAAGACGCGCAGCTGGTTGACAACATCGACCGGGATGTAGGCGTTCACTCGCGTCGCGTTGTTGCCGTCGCGTTCGACCTGAACGAACTCGGCGAAAAGCTCGGGCTTTTCCGTCACACCGAGCGCGACGAGGTCGCGATAGGCATGCACGAGCGTGTTGCGGATCGAGGCGGGCGTGGCAACTTCCGCCACGTTGAACGGGTTCTCATCCGCCAGCGCCTGCCGGGCGTGGCGGTTCGCGACCTCGGTGCGCATGTAGCGCACCGTGAACATCATCTGGGCGATCGTCTCGATGTCGCGGAAAGTCGCGTCAGGCGCGCCAGCGGCGTTCACCTGCTCGGTCGTCACCACCCGGTCGATGGCGACCTGGCCGTCGACCGTCACCTTGTAGCCAGACATGCCGTCGACATAGAGCGCCTGGCGGTCGTCGATATCCCACCACACGGATCGGTCGTCGGGCGGCAGGATGCCGTCGAGGATCAGAGTCTGCAGCGGTCGCGAGAGTTCCGGCGCGTCCGTGAGATGCGCCGCAACCTGGCCACCGAGTGCCGCCGCCCATTCCCACACCGGCGACGGGCTGATCTGGCTCGCCATGATCGAGACGTGCCGATCGTTGCGACTATTGCCAAGCGTGACGTTGCTGGACAGCGTGCCAAAATTGGCGGTGATGTAATGGCCGTAGAGCTGCTTGGTCGGCGACCAGCGGCCGGAGGTGCCGGACAGGAAATCGCGGATCGTGTTCAGCGCGTTCGAATCGGCATAGGGCGCGGCGATCCAGTCGAACTCGTCGTCGCCGAGATTGGCGAGCGGCGTGATCAGGTCGGGCACGCCGGTACCACCGGCCAGCGCAACGATGGCCGTGTTGCCGGCGGTCAGCACATTCGGCTCGTCATTGACAATCCTCACCGCCAGGCCGTTACCCAGCGTGCCGACATGGCGCGCGGTGAGCGTGACCACACCCAGCGCGGCAGTCGCCGTGACTGGCAGGCCGGCGCCGTTGATGGCGGCAGCGAGCGCAGCCGCGACGAGGGTTACCGTGTCGGAGCTCAGCACCTGCACGGCAAGGCGCCGACCGAGGACCCGCAGCACGGCCACGCCGGTGCCGCCCGGCGCCGAGGAAAGGGTGATGGTGCCGGTCGCCGCGGCGCCGGCAGGGTCGGCCAGCGGAAGGGTCCAGATCGGCTGGAACGGCGCATTGCGGCGCGCCTTCAGATACATGTGGTGCAGCATCGAGCCGTTGCCGAAAAGCGCAATGGCCTCGGCCTCGGACTGGATCGGGCCAACCGGCACGCCGGCCGTGGCCGAGCCTGCCGCCGTCTTCTGCCCGGCAAGCAGCAGGCGCGACTGGCCCTCATAGGGCGAGCCGCCTGAATTGATCTCGGCATACCAGAAGGGCACCAGGATGTTGCCCGGGATGGTGTTGAAGGCGACCATTGAAGGGTCTCCGGTGCGCGGTCAGGGGAAAAGGTCAGTCGCGGCGGGCGCGGGTGGGTTTCGAACTCGCCGGCTCGGGATCGGGCCCGGCCGTGCCGGCGGCGATCACGTCGCCATCGCGCAACCGGCGCATCCAGAAGGAGGTTGCCGGCACCTCGCGGCCCTCGGCTGGCAGCGGAGACAGGTCGATCGGATCGCGCACCACGCGCACGACTTCGGCGCCATCGACCATGTCGACGGCCGGCTTGACGAAGGGCATGGATGCCTCGCGAGAGTTGGGGGTCAGTCCTGCGGAAGGTCGGCGCGGGCCTCGATGTCGGGCTCGCCATCAGGCACGCCGGAGGGCGGCACGGTCTCGAAGCCGAGATTGACGCGGTCCAGCGGGTTGCGCGGCGGCATGGCTGGCGCCGCGCCGGCAAGTGCCAGCGAGATCGTCCGCCCATAGGCGGTATCGATCAGTCCGGCCGCGACCTCGCGCAGAGGATGCGGCAGCCGGTCAAGCCCGGTCTCGTTGCCGGTCGGTGTCGGGTCGAGGCAGTCGTCCGGCACGCGCACACGTAGAGTGAGGGTGCGCTGCGCCAGCGGAATGCGTTCCTCGCCGGTGCGAAAGGGCACCGAGCGCTTGCTGAAGATCTGTTTGCCAGTCAACCGGCGCCAGAGCCTGCCAGACGGAAGTCCCAGCAGCGCGGCCATGATCTGCGTCTCGACAAGGTCGAGCGAGGCCTCGAGTTCGGCATCCGTCACCGGCACCAGCGGCGCATAGCCGCCGGCCGGCTCCCCGGTCTCGCCGAGCGCGACCATGGATATTTCCAGCACGAGTTCGACCGCGCGTCGGAAGGGCGGGCCGCCGGCGCTCTGGCCGGAATCGGCATCGTCCTGCTCGGTGTAGATCGAGATGACCGCCTGTCGCCGTGCCGGGTCGAGATCGTCGACCGGGTCGAGCGCACTGTCCATCACATGCGCGCCGGCGAGTGTCGGCCAGGGACCATCGGGCAGCGCGGCGCTGGGGCGCAGCGCCTCGACGGTGGCAAGGCGGAGTGCCGTGCGGGCGAGCGACATGGAAGTTCCTCAGGCGGCCGGCGGCCGCGATCGAAGATGCAGCCGCACGCGAGACTGACCGTCCGGCAGGGCTTCGGACACCTCGTAGGTCGCCCCTGTCCGGCGTCGCACAAGGTGGTCACCCTGGCGCGGAGTGTAAGGAAGGACGGAGACGGGAAGTGAGACGAAGGCGCGTGCCGAGCTGTGCGCGCCGCGGTCCGGCGTCACCGAGGACGCAGGTGAATTGCCCTGGCCCGCCCGGACACCCCGGTCGTCGAACACAGCGTCGAAAGGCATCTCTGCCCGTTCCGGGTCCGGCTCGGCGCGCGCATTCTTGTCAAGCTTGCGCATGGGCTGGAAGACGAAGCCCTCGGCGAATTCGTCGTCGACGGCAGCATCAAGGGCCGCCAGCAGAAACTCCCACATGGCGGCCTCCGAAGTTGAGATGCGGCTAAGGCCCGGCGTCGTCAGGTGCGCTTGCCGGGCACCAGGACCTGGGGGCGCACGCAGTACTGCAGGGCGTTCATCTGCGCGTCGAGCTTGTAGCCCTTGCGGTTCTCGGTCTCGCGGATCGGCGGAACGATGATACGCCGACCCGGCTGGTTCACGCCGCCCTCGACGCTCGGGTTGAAGTCCGAAGGTCCATAGGCGGTCTTGAAAAGGCCGGGAACGCCGGTCGGGAATATCTGGCACTTGTCGGCATCGATGAAGCCCGTCGCGCCGACTGCGCCACGGTAGTTCTCCCACACGATGCCGCCGAACTCGAAGATCGGGTAGGCACCGCGATTGGCGCCTATATAGCCCTCGCGCAGGATCTGCGCCTCGCTCCAGCCCTTGAAGGTCTCGCGCACTTCCTTGTGCGCGAGCACGTCGTCGAAGAAATTGTCGCCGCAGAACACATGAACGCCGGTGAACGGCACGCCGCCGAGCGTATCCTGCAAGCCACGCACGATGCCGGCGCATTTCTTGCGGAAGGCCCCCTCGGCAGGTGCCGCGTTGTCGAGATCGAAGTCGACCTCCGCCGGCGCCGCGATGCCGAATTCCGAGAACAGGTCCAGATTGCCGATGGCGGACCCGGCCGGGTAGCTCACCACGCCCTTGAGGGCACCCATGCGGGTATATTCCTCGGTAGCGGAGAACGAGTTGACGATGATGCGCAGCCGGCTCGCCACCTTGTTGGCGATCGTCTCGCGGGCGCGCTCGGCGCCGAAGGCCAGGACGTTCTGGATCTCCTCCGCCATGATGGCGTCATTGACCTCGAAATGCGGGATCGAGAACACCCGCATATTGGCCTTCTGCTTGTCGATGGTGATGCCGGGCGCGCCGCGCGGGGTGGCCGGGACCAGCACCAGGATGTCGCCCTTCTTGGCGACGGCGATCGTGGTGGTGTCGACCGGCTCGGCGTCGAACAGGCCGAGCTCGCCGATGCGGCCCGGAACATAGGCGACGTCGTTGACGGCGTCGGTCAGCGACAGCTCCGAGAACGCCGGATCGCTGCCGAAGATGTCGGCAATGGTGGGCATGGTGGTCTCCTGGAAGGCCCCGGCCGTCCGGCGGGGGTGACGAAGGGACTGGCCGGACGGCCCGGCGGGGAGATCAGCGGACGAGGATGCCGACAGCGGCGAGCTGCGCCGCCTTGGCAGCGCGCTTCGCGTCGTCGTTCACGCTCGCCTCGTAGGAGAGGATGTTCCGGTTCACCTCGGCATCGCGGGCGACGACGGCGACCTTCACGTCAGCCGCGGTCGCGTCGACGGCATAGATGTTGAGAGCGAGACCGATCTGGCTGCCATCCGCGCCAGCAGCCGGCGAGGGCACATATTTGCTGTCCGCCGTCAGCTTGCCGAGCACGGTGCCCGCCTTAACGAGCCCGGAGCCGGACTTGATCGTGACGGTGTCGCGCGAGATGTTGCCGTTCGCTTCGGTGAGGATGAATTCCCCGGCGCGACGGGGTTCTGTGAGCACGGGCATGGAGGTCTCCGTCGTTCAGGGTGACCGCGCCGAGGCGCGGAGGCTTGGAGCATCAGCGCTTGTTGAGCGCGCCAACCGCTCGCTTGAGGGGATTGTCGGCGGACGGCTCCGGCATGCCGGCCACCAGGCCAAGCGGCTGCGTGCCGGCGCGGTTCTGCGGCGGCGCGGGCGGTGCCGCTGCCGGCGATGCAGGGGAGGCGGCGAGCACGGCAGAGGCCTGTTCCAGCGTGGCGCCAGTGCGCGCGATCGCCAGCGCCGCCCCGCCGCGATCCTTGGCCGCGTCGCTGTCGAGGATAGCGTTGAAGCGGGCGCGCTCCTCGGTGACGCCGGCCGCGTGGCCTTCGGTGCGGGCGGCGGCGATGGCGGTGTCGAAAATGGCCTGAGGGACGAAGCCCTCCGGGATCTGAAGGGTCATCGAGGGTCCTTTCGTGGTGGTGGAGCGAGCGGAGCCGCCGCCCCTGAAATCGGCGAGAACGTCGTCGAGCGTGCCGACGGCATCGGCCAGGCCGGCGGCGACGGCGGCCGGTCCCATGAAGATCCTTGCCTCCGTGGCGCGGATAGCGGCCTCGGTAAGCTGGGGGCGACCTGCGGCGACGCCGGCGACGAAGGCTTCGTAGAAGGTATCGACCTCGGCCTGCAGGTCGGTCCGCACCGCCTCGGGCAGTGCCTCGAAGGGGTTGCCATCAACCTTGTGGGCGCCGGCATAGATCAGGGTGGGCGCGATGCCGGCCTTCGCCAGCTTTTCGCTCATGTCGAGATGCAGCAGCACGACGCCGATCGAGCCCACGAGGCCGGACGGGATGGTGACGATCCGCCCGGCGCCCGAGGCCATGGCGTAGGCCGCCGAAGCCGCCATGCCGTCGACGAGCGCGGTGACCGGCTTTTCAGCGTTCACCTTGTGGACGAGACTGCCCAGTTCGAAGGCGCCGACCGCCTGTCCGCCGGGACTGTCGATGTCGAGGATGATCGAGGAGACCTTGGGGTCGATTGCGGCTCGCGTGATCTGTGTCGACACCCCCTCATAAGAGGTGAGGCCGGAATCAGCGCCGATCCAGGCGCCGCGATTGACGAGCTCGCCCTCGACGGTGACCACGGCCGTGGAACCGACCCGGCGGTAGAGTTCGACATAGGTGCCGTGTTCCAGACTGCCGATGCCCACGCTTTGCCCGTCAAAACGGCTGGCCGCCGGAACGCGGGCCTTGGTGGCGCGCGGCTCGTCAGGTCCCGCACCCTGCATCCGCGATAGCAGATAGGCGCCGATGGCCTCCGCCACTGACGGAAGTACCAGCAGCGGCCGCCCGAACAGCAGGCTCGCCGCGCGATGATAGCTGGGCATGGTGGACTTCCTCAGCCGAGCTGCATGGCGAAGCGCCGGCGGCCCTGCCCGGTGCTGGCGGAGCATTCTTCCTCGAGGCGGGCAATGACCCGGGCGAGCTCGGGGGCATTGCCGGGGTGATACTCGACCTCGCGGTCGTCGAACTTCACCCGGCGGCGGGAGCCGCCGAGCACGGCGTAATATTGCGGGCGAAGGGCCGCGAGCGCGGCGCAGGGGTCGGACCAGTCGACGGCATCGCTCATCTTCCGGTGCCTTCCCTGTCCTCGGGATCGTCATCGAGAGGCGGACCGCCATCATGGCCCGCGCCAGGCTCCGGCAGCTTGCGTTCCTCACGCATGTCGCGCTCGTCGGCCATATCGTCGAGCTCCTCGTCATAGTCGAAGCCGAGGAGATCGGCGGCGCGGCGGCGGCTCATCACGCCGCAGGCGTTGAGCAGCGTGTCGAGCTGCTTGGCGGTCTTGAGTTCGTCCGCCGGCGGACGGCCGGAGCCGACCCACTCGCACGACACCAGCGCCGAGCGATTGGCGAGGAAACCGGCCAGTCCGCCAGGGAAGGGCACGCGGCCCTGCTCGATCTCGTCTTCCAGCCACGCCTGGTAGATCATCTCCAGCCATCGGCCGAGGATGTGCTTCCGGCGGTACTTGACGATCTCCCACACGACCGCCGTGCCGATATTGAGCGAAGCGTAGGTCGCCCC